GTCGGCATCTTCTTCCCCATACGGGACGTGGGATGTGCGGAACTACATGGGGTATGATGTCGAATATGTCCGCGCCGACCTAGCCTTTCCCGCCGTGCAGCCCGAGGTGAAGCCGCTGGTGTGGTTTGAGGCGGAACTGCCCAGCAAGGGCGGCGGGAAGTTTGCCTCCGAGGGATACACAATCCGCAGGATCGAAGGGCTTTGGCTTTTAGATTTTGCTGGCACAAGCAAATCGGCTTGGCGGTTCTCCACCTTGGAAGCCGCCAAAGCCGCAGCCCAAGCCGACTACGAAGCACGCATCCTGTCCGCTCTGGAACCCGCCGTGCAGCCCGACGCCATTCAGGACGCTATCGGAGAACTGCGCGATCTGGTCCGGTGCCGCTGTCACCCCGCCTTCAAAGACCGTGGGCTAAATGACCCGGATTGCCATTGTGACAGCGCAGAAGCTGTAGAAGTTCTTGCCCGCGCCCTTCCCGCCGTGCAGCCTCATGTTAACGAAACGCCGAAAAGCGAACATGAGGCTGCGGTCATGTTAACGCCCGCCACGAAAGGGGGCGACGCATGACTGACATCAAAGCCCGCCTCGCCCGCCTCGCTGTCTTAGCCCACGGCCCGATCATGAACTGGCCGCACTTGGCCGACGTGGCCACTGAGGCCGCAGGCCGGATATCCTCCCTGGAGGCCCGCGTCAGGTTCCTCGAACGCAAGGCCGTAGATCCTGTCCCAAACAATAAACGAAGCCCGATGGAGCATGAGCATGACGAAGAAGAGTGAGACGGTTATCCAGCACGCAGCGCGCCTGCATAATGCCAAGCTGGACACCGAGGTGATCGCCGAACGCATGGGCGTGGGGCAAAGAACGGTCAACGGTTACATCAGCAAAGCCAGGGCGGCCGGCCTGATCGAAAGCCCGATCGGCGGCAACATGGGCCAGCTACTGCGTTCCCTTCCGCCGGAGGTCCGTCATTGGCTGGAGGCACAGGTGCCGCCTGGCAGCACGGTGACGGAAATGATCGGCGCCATTATCGCTGATGCATATTACGAAGAAAACTATATTGCATACCCCGACACGGGTATGTAATCATGCCAGCGCAGGGGCGCCGGAACTCAGGTTTCGTTTTGGTCGAGTGCTAACCGAATGCGCCACATTCCATAGAAATCAACCAGCCCCTGCAAGCTTTCACTCAACAGGATCTTGCTGCACCACAAGCCCATTCGCCGCAATCACGTCCAGAAAGTGGGTATGCGGATCACCCGTCACCCGCCAATCATACACCAGCACATCCACCAGCGGCTGCACCTCGGGCGCGGGGTTTTCCACCATGTCAATGAAGCCCTGCGTCACGTCAGCACGACAGCCCCAGTGCGTGAGGACGCCATCGGTCATCAACGGAATGCTGTAGGTGCCGGGGTCAGCCCCCACGGGTTGCCAGCCCATTTCGGCGGAGAGGTCGTTGCCTGCGTCACGATAGGCTGCGGGCAGGATCAGGACGGCGCTGGTGTAGTCGGTCATAGGGTCACCCCGGAGGTTTTAGCTGCCAGCCATGTTTCGGTGTCCGTGATTTCGGTGCCGGATGCGGCTTTGCCGACGACGATAATTCCGTAGTCTTTTCCGTTGAACGGGACCGTTGCGTTGTTGCGACGACCGAAGAATAGCGGGTAGTTACCGAAGTTGCCGGTGCCTTGATTGCCTGTCCCCGTTGCATTCTGGGTGCCGTCAATGCGCAGAGTGTTTGCGTCCCCCGAAATATCGAACAAAGACGCAAGCACATTGGAAACTGGCGAAGTGAAGCTAGAAGTCGAACTTACACCAACCAGAATTGTCCCCTTGGATGAGGCGTGGTAATTCGGACCCGGCGCGCTAACTGTTCCCGTGGCGACAATGAACGCACCGTTGTTGGTGTTTACGTTTACGCTAAGTTCAGCGAATGCCCCCTGCGCCGCATCCGACAGCTTCCTCACCCCCGCAAACACCGACATCTTGTCCGTGCCGGTAAAATCAATCGCCGCCGTGGACATGCTGGAGTTAAAGCCATCGTATCGGCAGTAATGGCATGTCTGGACGCCAGCTTCGGTGACATCGTAGTCGGTGGTGACGCGCTGGTAGGCCGTTGCCGAAGAACCCAACTCAAGCTGCCCCAACGTCACGCTACCCACCACAGTAAGCGTCAGGCTTGCCGCCGTGGGCGTAAACGTCAGGCTCACCCGGTCGCTCGCTCCCGTACCAATCAGCGGACCAGCAATGGATGCGCCAGACAGCGTTACCGTGCCGGTGCCGGTGAATGCCAGCGTGTGTGCCACTGCCGTCACGGTGAGGCTTTGCGTTGCCAGCGTGTCCGTCGCCAGCAGCAGATTCCGCCTGCCCCCCTTCGGCTCCACCCCATAAATCGGGCGCGCGGCGTCGGTTGGGGCGACTGCGTGGTTGCCTGCGAGTTCGCGGACGGAGATGTTGGAAATGACACCGGTGCTGTCGGTAGCGTTTACCAAAAACCGCACATATGTCGCTGATGTAAGCGCAACCAGAAAAACTGAATAGGTTCCCGCCGCAGTAATAGTGTAAACGTTTGCCCCGATGTAAATTCGCACATTAGTCGTCTGGGAAACCACAGTAAAAGTGACTTTATAGGTATTCCCGGCTACCGTTGCGGGCAGTGTTTGCTGGATATACGCATCTGTCCCCCCAACGTCAGACACGGTGTAAGCGCCACTTGCCCAACTGACGGAGCCAGATTTCGTCCAGTCAGTGTCAGTCGCAAAATCCCCATTCGTGACAAGTTCCGCCCCCAGCGCCAGCCCCTTCGACTTATCCAGCCGCAGCCCCACGACAGTACCCGGAGCCGTCACGGGCGTCGTGCCAGCGCGGTCGGAGAACATGGTGGATAGGTCGGAAGGGTCGAGCCAGATGCCTTGGGAGCCACCCGAGAACAGCGATAGCGGGGTGAACGCGGACGCGCCACCGAAGACCTGCGTGGACCCGAGATACGCGCTGACGATGGACGTGGTGCCGAGATACAGCGCCGTGACCGAGGCCGATCCAAATGAAATAGGCATCCCTTACCCCGCAATAATATAGAGAGTAGTGGCGCTTTTTGTACCAATAGCGGCATACTCCGCAGCAGTCAATGAGATCGTGTTGGAGATAACATCAGCGCCAGTGACACCAGTATTGTCGCTCACAAGCATCTTGGCGATGGCTGCGGGTTGTACAGCGGTATCAGCTTTGGCTCCCTGTGCTGCCGTGGCATAATCAGTAGATGCGGTAGCAGCAGCAGTCCCAAGAGTGGGCTTGCCAGTCAGATCGTCGTAATCACCAGTGGTAGCCACAGTTGCCAGATCGGCTGGCTGAATAGCTGTCTGGGCTTCGGCAATGGCCGCATCAATCTGTGCGCCAGTATACGTTGAATTGTAATCGGCCATGACTTACTCCCTGACCTTGAATGTGAGGCTATCCGCCGTGATTAGGCTGTCAGAGCCGGATGGAATAAACAGGACAAAACTAAGAGGGGTTCTGCTTGAACTTGTAAGAAGTTGCCCTCTAAGGGACACAGGAAGAGCAATAGAGGGCATATTAAGCTTCCTTAAAGGAGATTAGATTACGAGAGAATGAATACCAGTAGCGGTAGTACCCGTAGCTTTAATCCGAGTGACACCAGCACAGGTTACATAGAAGTTAGACGGGAACGTAACTGTACGGTCAACGCCTTCTACAGTGAATACCACAGTCCCACCAATAGTAACATAAAAGCCAATCACTTGGTTGTTAGCTGTTGCACCCATGTTGTCAGCAGAGTTATTGGTGGTAACTGGAATCCAGTCACGAACCATACCAGAGGTCAAGTCAACGTAATTAGCCATTTGTTATATCCTAGCGTTGCGGAGCAGGCGAAGCTTGCGCTTCTTGAGCAATAAAGCGGCTAGAGCCGCATAAGTAGACCTTTCGCATCGGAATAGGCCAAATTAAGTTCAGGTTTAGCGATGCCCTTAAGAGCTAGTTCAGTGATTGCCCAGACCATAGCATCAAGTCTATCAGGTGATCCAATATTGCCCAATGGCTCCCACTGGACTAATTGATCCTCAAGTGCATCAAGGCCCTTGACGTGTTTAACACGACCCCTCTCATAGAGGGATGACACAGGCTCTGCTCTAGCGAACTTGCCACGAGAAGCGTGAACCAACTTAATTGGGATTGTCTCATCCACGGTCTTGAAGGTATAGCGGACCATCTCCCCACCTTGGTTACGTTCAGCTACTATCCTGTCAGCACCATAGAGGTGATAGAGTTCGATAGCTTTAGCTGCCCAACCTTCTGGGGTATATCTGTCTGTGGCATCCTGTAGGACATAGCAGACACCATTGATGTCCATGCCAGCTACAACAATACCTGTCATATCGCTTTCAGCATTCGAGGAGACAGCAGGGTCTACTGATACCACAACACGAGCAAGAGTTTCAGCGAACTCTACAGGGTTGTCAACATCAATCTCACACTCAACTAGCGTCTGTCTGTTCCAGAGAGCACCAGAGGCTTCATCTAGGATTTCAGCATAGAGTTCCTGACGACCAAGCCTTGTGCCATCGTACTGAGACTTTACAGCCTCCAAGTAGGTAGATGCAAGGTTAGCTGAGTTATCGAAGGTAGAACCGTATGTGACGACAGTCTTGGGGTTCTTGAGGATGTCCCTGACTAGCTTGGTTGGCTTAGGGGTGGTGGTAACACAGATTTGGGGGTGTTTACCTAGACGGAGACAGAATTGGAGCATATCCCATGTATCTCGGTCACGGTTCCAAGCTGCTGTTTCGTCGCACCATGCGGCTGAGAACTGGGGGCCTCGAAGACGCTCAGGCTCTTCAGCAGAGAAGAACTGGACATAGGCCCCGTTCTCCCACAACAAAAGGCGTTTGGTAGGGGACCACTGTGGTTTACCTATAAGTATACCTTTGTCTGTTTTATCTCCAGACCAGCACCTTGCTAGAAACCCTGACTCCCCGTTAATCATAACACGATCTATGTCCGAATTGGTCGAAGCAACAGCAGCAATACGTTTATGACCTTGCTTTACTTTACTACGAACCCACTCAACGCCAGCACGAGTTTTACCGAAACCACGGCCAGCATTAATAAACCACGTGTTCCAGTCACCTTCAGGGGGCATTTGTTGTGGTCTAGCCCAGAAGGGCCAGTTGTACATAAGCTCTTCAGCTTTACTTGGATTTAGCTGCAACAACAAAGATTCTAGGTCTTCGCCCATAGCCCTTAGATCGTCGGCATGAACTGGAAGACCATTCTTACTCATTGTTACTCTTCTTTAGGTTTATCTTTAATTCTTCCAAGAAGGGCCAACAGGTCATCAATAGCGCCCGTGTCTTCGTTGACATCTTCAGGTTCAACTTCTTCAATTTTTAACGTAGGATTCCACCCAGCTTTACTGCGGAGGAAGAGTTCAGCAGCCTTCATGTCACCCGACAAGGCTTTCTCTACAACAACAGAGCCAACGGCCTCTTGGATGTCCGCCCTAGCGGAAGAGATGTCCTGACGGTATGCGCTATACATCCCTGCCATAGAGGAGGGTGCATGATCAAAACGCTGTATCTCGTCAAGGATGACCTTCATAGATACACCAGCACGGATAGCCTTACGGATATAGGTGGCGATCTTGAGGTTATGAATAAGCTTATCTGCCATTTGGTTTGAACCCTTGAGGCGTATAGCCCATTAAGATAGTGTCGGTTAACCTCCACCGAAAGGTATTAAGAAGCACAGCGGCATCCACAAGAACATTCAACATGTACAGTGAGAAAATGTGATGGTTGTGCTTTCTATGTTACACATATAGGTTGTACGCAGAGCTTTGTCAAGTCTTAGAGTATTTAGCTAAAGTTGACCCAGCTAGGAAGGCTATTATCCCACCTATGAACAGATTTATCCAGTTCCCACTCTTTTCTTATTGCAACAGCAACTTTATAATCCAAAGTCCTATAAATTGCTTGCTTCGCGCCTCTTCTTACAACAAACACCCTAGTTTCTTGGTTGTAAAAAACACCCTTGGTTGCAGTCTCTACAAACTTACTAGTATCTGTGGGCTTATTGGCCTCCCCAGCAGGGACTACCACAAGATTGTCATAGGCTAGGTTGTAGTGGTTAGTGTCCTTGAACTTGACCACATCACCTTCAGGTACGAGTTTGCCGTCTACGAGCCACACAGCCACTCGTGGGAGCATAAGAGTAACCGTCTTACCATCAGGGTTTCTGATATTGATCTTGAAGTCATAGACCAGATTGCCAGTCCTCTTGTTTATGAATTTACCACAAACAGGATCATAGTCAAAACTAGACTTAATATCTTCTATAGTGAATCCATGATAGGTATCTTGTTCATTCATAGTCTCAGTCATCCTTATAGGTTACAACAAGGACATAGGTACTAAGATAGAGGATTCAAGAGGACTCATACTTATATACTTCTTTATACAGTATATAATAAGCCACTAGAGGACTCATACTAGAGTACATACTCTTATACACTCTATACAGTATATAGTTAATTGATCTTATAGACTACTCAGTAAGGTTACTCAGAGAGTATATACTCAGGGGGCACACAACCCTATAGTTACATAGGATGTGCGAACAGCTCTGTCAAGGGGCACTAGAGTGATATTTTTATTTTTTATTATTATAAGAGAGTGTGCATCAATCTTTTTGTGGTAGCACAGAAGGACAAGTCCTTATAGAGGAATACTTATTCCCTGTTTTGTTGTAAATAAACCACAGGAGTGACAACATGAATGTGCCTCCCCTGCGGCAACTTGTCGCACCTATCTACCATGCCGT